GGTCGTGTCAGCCAGTAAATCCCGTTCGGACGACTTCTCGACGTTTACCTTGAAGATCATACACGACATACCCGTTCTTCACGGACTCAAACCACGGGATGGTCAACGATTCAGTAAGATCTCGTTTGACGTCGGCATGGCTCCCGCTTCACACGCTCCGTCCGTCAAGTCGCTCGGCATAACGTCCCAATTGACGGGTAGTCGGGCGGATATAATCGTGGCAGACGACATCGAAGTACCAAACAACTCGTCAACGCAAGGAATGCGGGACAAGCTGGACGAACAAGTCAAAGAGTTCGAAGCTATCGTCAAACCACTCGACAGTTCACGCATTATCTTTCTCGGTACGCCCCAATGCGAAGACTCGATCTACAACAAGCTTCGGGAAAGGGGTTACAACACACGCATATGGACGAGTGAATACATAGGTACGGACGCCAATCAAAAAGTCTATGACGGGGCTGTAGCGCCTATTATAGCCGATTCAGATCAACCGATAGGTCGAACGACTGAGCCGTTGCGCTTTACGGACGTTGACCTTGAAGAACGAAAGCTTTCATACGGTAGGAGCGGATACGCCCTGCAATTCATGCTCAACCCGCGTCTAAGCGATACCGACAGATACCCGCTCAAGATCAACGATCTAATCGTACACGACCTAGACAACGAAGTAGCCAACGAAAAGTACGTGTGGGCAAGCGGTCCAGACCAGACTTGGTCGGACGATCTGCCTAACGTCGGGTTTAACGGCGACAGGTTCTTCCGTCCATTCGAAACCTTGGGCGATCTAGTACCGTACACGGGGTCGGTCATGAGCATCGATCCAAGCGGTCGAGGTAAAGACGAAACCGCTTACGCCGTGGTCAAGATGCTTAACGGGCATTTGTTCGTTCACGCTTGTAACGGTATACGAGGAGGCTACGGCGAGAACGTTTTAAAAGAACTGGCGTCCATAGCCAAACGTTATAACGTCAACCAAATCATTGTTGAATCAAACATGGGAGACGGGATGTTTACCGAGCTTTTCAAACCCGTTATAAACAACGTTTACCCTGTAACTATCAACGAAGTAAGACACCATATACAGAAGGAAAAACGCATAGTAGACACGCTTGAACCCGTCTTAAACGCACACAAACTAATCGTCGATCCTAACGTAATAAGACGCGATTTTCAGTCGGCCCAAGGTTACCCTATTGAGCAACAAACTCGTTATATGCTTTTATACCAACTAAGTAGATTAACAAAAGACAGAGGCTCGCTACTTCAAGACGACCGTTTAGACGCGCTTGCAATCGCAATAGGATATTGGGTCGAGCAAATGGCGGTAAACGCAGACTTGAAGATCAACGAAAGAAAAGAAGAACTTATGGAGATCGAACTAGAACGCTTTAAACGAGCCGCTTTTAAAACGTCGATTACTACGTCTTCAAACGTTCTTACTTGGTAGTGATCGTGGATCTTTATAAAACGTCCCCCGTTATAAACGTCGATTCATATGCGAACCGTTAGGTGTTGGTTTGAAAAACCACGTTCGGATGAAGGGCTGTATAATGTTATTAACAACGTTCACGTCGAAGGAATTTATAATCGGTCATCTGTTAAAATGCTGTTAAAATGCGGTTCGGTCACGAAACCGTTTTAAACGGCGTTTTAAACGTATGCCTGTTGATTATAACAACATCTAGCCGAAGGAGACTTGTCAACCATAAACTTTAAAACACATGGATCATAACGAACAAACAGACGCTTTCTTGTACGACCTACAAAACGTCGTTAACAGGTTTCGTACCGAATTCGACCTTAACCACGCAACCATAGTCGGGTGTCTTGAAATGATTAAGATCGATTACCTGACCGATTCGTTTGACGTGACATTCGAACAAGACGATCAACCCTTGGACGACAATGACGATGGAGACCCTTTCTGAAAATGGCGGGTAGGACGCGTTTATGACGACGGTTATGACGGCGGTTATGATGCGTTTATGACGCGTTTATGACGCGACCCAGATGGTTTTGGTGAAAAAATCTGAAGTCCTTAACGCTATATACGCGCGCGTTAATTACCCCCGTGCGGGTGCGTCTTTTTAGGGCGCTGGGGTGGATTATGAATTAGACATAATACCGATTGTTGGAAGTCGAGTCGTTTTGACTCGCTTTTGATGGCTTTTGACGGCGTCTGGAACGGCGGTTGAAACGGCAACAAGGCGGGCGACAAAACGGCGTTGGAAACGGCGTCGGACGCTTTGCCTGTTTTCGTGTGTGTGGGTGTTTTTTGCAACGTCCTTACCGCCGTCTCTACCGCCGTCTCTACCGCCGTCTCTACCGCCGTCTCTACCGCCGTCTCAATCGCCGTCTCAAACGCCGTCAAGCGAATCGGCAAACGGGGCTTTAAATTTGCTTTAACTCGCTTTAACCGATCCAACGTCAAACGCCATTGAAAAATTTTTAGACCACTGTTTAAGCGGGATCCCGCCGTTTTGCGTTTTTTGGTGTTTGACACGATTGCCGTTTTTCGCATTCTGCAGACCCAGCGCCGAAAACGGCCATTTCAACACTAACAACGAAAAACATCATGAACAGCAAAATCATATCACTCTTAATCAAACTGAACGACGATTTCCGATACTTTGAAGGATCAAAACGGCAGGACGCATTGGAAGTTGTCTTTGAAAGCATTGTAGCCGAATTAATTGAAAACGGCGAAAGAAGTTTAGGAGTTCCTAAAGATCTCATCAAAAAAGAGCTTACAGAGCTTATCGACAAACTTTCTAAATAATCTAAACACAAACAACGAACAAACGAATATGAAAATTTACCTAGTTCAAGAAGACGACGACGGGATGGGGAGTGCCTTTGTTGGGTATTTCGCGACCAAGATCGAAGCAACTCGCGCTTTGCGCCAAGCCATCAAAAACCGCTTTGACGGCGAGCAAGAAGAATTGCGAGAGCGCAAAGTCGAATACTACGACGATGATGTCATCGAGGATATCAATTCACGAATCGGCGGGCGTCCTCGAAAGATTCAAGCGGGGGAAATTACCAAGCTTGAAATTAAAGGCAAGCACTCGATGATCAACGCATTGAACGCCGCGATTTCGTGGGGCGGGGGAGCGGCGGGGGGATTCGACGCATGAACATGAACGAACCGACCAAACGCGAACGCATAACAGCTTTCCTAATCGGCATCACGGCGACAGTCCTCTGGGGCGCGCTTGTCATTCTTATAGGACGCTAAGTAAACAATAAACAACGAACAAAAACGAATATATCAAATGAAACTATTATCCGAAAACAACAAAATTACCAAAGGCGAGAAGTTTGGTTTCTATACTTTAGGCATTCACCTTTCCCCGTTTAACAAAAGCGGTTTTAACGTTTGTCCTTGGGCTTCCAAAGGATGCGCATTGGCTTGCCTCGATACGGCGGGTATGGGGTCGTTTTCAAACGTACAGGAATCGCGAATTAAAAAGACGCAATTCTTCTTTGAAAACAAACAAGGTTTTATGTGCCAATTGGTAAAAGAGATAGGCCTTGCTGTCAAACGTGCGGAAAAGAAGGGATTGACGCCTTGCTTTCGGTTGAATCTTACATCCGATTTGCCTTGGGAAGCGATACGAAACGCTGATCGCAAGACGATCTTTGACTTATTTCCTACTGTCCAGTTTTACGATTATTCAAAAGGCTTTTCCCGCATGAAGAATTACCTTGATGGCAAGATGCCAAAAAACTACCATTTGACCTTTTCCCGTAGCGAGTCAAACGACGAACAGTGCAAGATAATACTTGCGCTTGGGGGAAACGTCGCGTGCGTCTTTTCAGATAAATTACCTAAGACTTGGCAAGGCAAGCGCGTTGTCAATGGTGACGAATCGGATTTGCGCTTTCGTGATCCACGGGGTTGCGTTGTGGGATTGTCTACCAAGGGAAAGGCCAAGGCGGACAAAACAGGTTTTGTAATTAGCGCCTAATAATCATGGACGTCTTAACAATCTTTGTATGGGTCATGATCTTTTTGCTAGGCTTTGGATTTCTTTATTACGAAAAAGGCAACCGCTAAAGACATGGAACCGCTGACAATATTAACCTTGTGGACGTGCATTGCCATCGTTGTTTTGTACGTGCTCATGAATAACCATGAATAAAACAGGATTACACCGAACCGAAACGCCCGCAACCATTCACCCGAAGATTGAACGGACGCCCAAAGGCGAGCTTATCGTCGTCTTCAAGGATGGTACGTGGATGTATCATTATGAATGGCTATTGACGGCGTCGAAAGAACACATTGAACGCGTCAAACGCTTAACCCAACCCAACACATGAACCCCATCGACCAAGTAAAAGAACAACTCAAACGTCTTGAAACGCTGATCGACCGAAGCGCGGTAAGCGTAGCAATTCAATCGCTCGTACCCGACGCTTTCGACAAAGGCAAAGCACGTGTACGTTTCACGTCCCGCTTTCCGCATAAGGAACGTCAGGACTTCACCGTAACGATTAACGACAAGTACGTGTTCGACGCAACCAAAGTACCCGACGTCTTGTGGAACGATCACATGACGCGTAAACAACAACAACAAAACAAAAACGAATCATGAGCGAAATAAAAGTAACTAGAACCATGCTTGAAAAGAGTATATGCGACTGTAACAAATCCGTCCGCGACCTATTACGTGACCACGGAATAATCGACTATGACGACCTTGACGCGGGCGAGCGCCGTAAGTTCAAGGCAACTTTGCAAGTCGGACGTGACAAGGAAGAATGTGAAGTCTCTTGCTACCGAGCCAAAGGACGGGGAGACAAACGCATTTGGATTACCAAAGTCAAACAGTATGCCGAAGCGGGAGACGTGCTTGAAATCAAAGCGGGATACAATGAACTGTACGTGAAATTAAGGAGTACCGAATCATGAGCGACCCAAACGACCTTTCAATCGAACCGAACGACGACTG